TTCTCCTTCCATTAAAAAAGCCGTTGAATAGTTCTCACGAAATTATGAGGTTGCTATCAACGGCTTCTGTTTTTAAGATTGTCCGTTATACTACCTTACTGCTATCGGTTTCCTTGTTTGGTATTTATTTACGTCTACCACTTTCCCATCAAAAAAGTTTATCGTAATATGCCCAAAAAATTTGTTTTTTTGTAAGTCCTTCATCTCCTCATCCTCCCCGAATTTCGTTTCAAGGTCATCTGTCCAATCCATGATTTCTATTCCTCTTCCCCGACCTTTTCTTCAACCGACTCCTTATCTTTCTTATCTTTTTCCTCGTCAGATAGGTTACCATATTCCTCAGCGGTCATACCTTCGATAGCACCAAGTTTATGGATTTCAACCTCAACCCTTCTTGGCTCGCCTTTGGAGTAGGTATCAAGAGTATCCCCGACTTTTCTTACGACTATATGTAGATGACATTTCTCGCCATTTTTCATCTTGCCTAATTCTTCGGGAATTTGGTCGCCAACCATAGAAAATCCAGAGTAACTAACTTTTTTACTCCCTTTAACTTCAGTAGGCTGTTCCCCTGTTTCGACTTCTTTTCCCATATCAATCATTTCCATTATTTTTCCTCCTTTACATTTTTAATCCTATTCTCAAGGATTTTAGGGATATTAAGAGCGAGTTTCAATCCCTTCCTTATCAACTGATAATTCTTTAAAAGGTTGCCATCGGCATCTTCATTATCCATATACCGAGCGTATACATCAAGTTGCCTTTGGAGCTCCGCCATAAAAGTCTTGACGCCACGTGAACTCTCGATATCTTTCCACGATTTAAAATCTTCTATCGCTTTATTGACCGCTTCCCTTAATTCATCGGCGGATTTTTCTCTATCGCTTTTTTCAGCCACCTATACCTCCCACACCTGCGGGAGCCACAGTCCCGCTTGGAGGTGCTTGACCTTTCAGAGTCTGTTGTGATAGTATCTGCTGTGCTCTTATCATCGCTTGTGCTGTCATTTCTATTTGACTTTTCTTAACTTCCTCGATATTCGGCACTTTGACATTTCGCATATCAATAGCACGAAAATAGTTTTCAGTAACTACCTTCATAACACTATCGTTAATAAAGGGATTCTTTGTATAAGATTCCATAGCGGTCTTATAAGCTGAAACAGCCCTGTTCTGCTCAATCTCCCTGTTGATATTGACAGAATTCCCCACAGCCTCGAAATCAAAATTCCCGCCCCATTTGTTCTTGGCGATTTTCTTGAAAGGGTTACCTGGATGCTCGGTCAGGTAATACATAAAGTCATCATCAAGTAATTCCGAATTCAAAAGAACGATAAATTCATAAAGTTCTTCATTGACATCCTGAAGAGCACGTATCATATCGTCGAACTTGACATTCCCTTCGCCTATAATAGAAAGTATTCCTGTCGCTGTCCGCTGATTTCCCGTATCTTGACCCAGGGAATAATCAGATACGCCGAAAAGTTTCTGGACTAGCTGTAAGAGGAATTCTATCTTTGAAAACTCCATCTGTTCGTTCTTGGGCAGTTCTAGAACTCTATAGGCATTCGGATTATCAGAATGCCACTCCACTCCCGGTCCAAATGGCTTATCAGTAGGGTCGTGGTCGGACGGAACTATGACAGGGGGGTTGTTCGTAATAGAACCCCTGTCTATCATTTGATTAAAGATAGCGTCTATTAAGTTTCTAATCCCGATTAAAAACTCTGGTATCCCCTTACCATAGAACGATCCGTCCATAGGTATAATCTGATAATGGAAAAAAGGTCTCTTGGGATAAGGAGTGATTAGCCATCCCAGAAGTTCGGCTTCCTTAATATCGGTCTGTCCGTTAATAGAAGGCTGTCCTATGAATACAACTATCTCTTCGTCCAAACCATCGCCGTTTACATCATACCCGCCGTGCCATTCAGATATAAAGACTTTGCCTAAACGCAGATTGTCCCTGTTAACAGACTTGCTCTCTACTTTTTGCCGTAAGGACACTACAACTTCTTCATTGAACTTTCCTTCTTCCTGTTCGCCTATGTGCCTTTGTAGCCAGTCAACAGTCCTTTCATACTGGTCGCATACCCAATCAAGTGCCTGAATATCTGCAGTATCAGCATTTTTGGGAACAATTACCTGCTTGACATTCCGAGGATATACCTTGGGACCAGAGTATACTTTTTTGGTTTCATTAACTACTTCTTTACTTACTATGGGAACAAGTCCATCTAAGTCTGGTTGAGGTTCGTAATCTTTCGAGACCTCAAGAGGCTCTCCCTTCTCGTCAAGAATCTTTTCTTGGGTAATTGGATCGTAGAGAAAGAACTTTATTTTACTTATCTGCCTTTCCTGTTCTTCCCAAACGCATTTGGCTATCCCGTCACCTCCCATTGTAGTATTTTTAAAGGTGAGTTTTTGAGAGCGATAAATCTTAATCTTGCTATTTAACTGGAAATTTATTCCTTCCTGAATATCTTCGGCTTCCGACATATCGGACTCGCCACGACCCCGAACCCATACAATAGGCTTGGCACCGTAGCAGACTTTAAGGAAACGTGGAAGGAGTCCCTCTATTGTGAATGCCTCGATAGGAATACCTATGTCAGAAGCATTATCCCAAGGGTCGTTCTTGGGATTCTTTTCAGGATTCTCACCCCAACCCATAAGACCGGATATGGAACGTTTGGCTTCATAACGTTTGATATAACTATCTACCATAGCGAAATGAGCGGCATAGTAACGCTTGGATTCGTCTATGTCTTTAACTATCTCATCTTTTAGTTTTATTTCATCTAATTTGAATGGAGGCATTATTTCCTCGCAACATTTTTGTTTCCCAAAGTTCCCTTCAATCTAACACCGTGCTCAACCATATTGAGAACTTGTAGATACTTCTTCGGGTTTTTGGAATGTCCTACAACCTTTCCCGTATCTTTCTTTACTACTGTATTTCCTTTGACAGCATAGGGCACTATCTTTTCTTCCTATTTAAAAAATTCCTGAATCTATTGGGAATCCAAGTTCTGAAACCCTCATTCATTTTTGTATCCCTGACGATATCCTTGCACATATCGAAAATCCCGTATGCTCTTATCTTCTCCGCAAAGAACTTCGGTGAAGCATCCAGCATTAGTCTACCTTTGCGATACCAAATCTCACAGATTTTGAACTCATCGGACTCTACTGGTGGTTGAGCCTTAATCTCTACGGCTGGTTTGGGCTGTTCCTCTAATGGACTTTCCCTAACTCCAACTTCTGGAATAACGGATTCCTTTCCGTTACCACCTTCTGCAACCATTTTCTAGTCTTCCTCCCATCTGG